GCCCGAAATGACCGAGACCACCGCCCCCGCCGCCGCCAAGACCGCCGACCGCCCCTGCGCTTGCGGCAAGTTCCTGGTCGTTACCCGCGAGTTCGAGGTCGACGGCGAGCCGGACTACGACTCGTTCGGCACGGGCTGCAACCGCACCACCAAGAACGAGTTCGCCCCGGGCCACGACGCCAAGCTGAAGGGGATGCTGATCCGGGCGGGTGTCGCGGGCTACCAGGTCCTGATCCAGGACGGCGGGGTCCAGACCTGGACCGACGCCCAGGGTGCGGCCAACCGGTTCGCCTTCGCCTACATGGTGGCGCAGGGCATCGAGGGTGGCAAGGCGAAGGCCGAGGCGCGCAAGGCCGCCGCCGACGCCAAGCACGAGGCCAAGGCCGCCCGTGAGGCCGCGAAGGCCGCCAAGAAGACGACCCCGGCCAACCCGATCCCGGACGACGTGCCGGCCCCTGCTGCCCCCGACCTGGGCCGCGCCAAGATCGGCCGGTGGGAGTACGACGGCGAATTCACCAACGACGGCGGGTTCCGCTACACCGACAAGCAGGGCAACGAGAAGTTCATCACCACCGGTTACACCCGGGTCTGAACCAACCCGAGGTCCCCTCGCACCGCAACGGCGAGGGGACCTCACCTTACGCCCTGGCGGGCAGGTCCGCCCGGCGTTGCGGGTTGGGTGCGGGGGGTTCGATTCCCCCCGAGGGCACGGGAAAACATTTTCCCCTCGACGGCAAAGGGGATTGTGGCGACGATGGTTGGTGTGATAAAATTGAAGTATCAGGGCGGGGGGTCCGCCCGAGGAAGGGGAAGACACAATGGCGCGGATGCACAAGGTCCTGGAGATCGAACTCAACGGGGGCGGGGCGCCCGAGGCGCGTTACCTGGAGGACGTCGCGGCTCGGTTCGAGTCGAGCGGCTACAAGATCAGCACGGCCACCCTGCTGGACGGGATCGCCTCGGCTGTCGACGGCGGGACCCTGGAGGGCAAGGTGGCGTGGCACCCCGACAGCGAGTGGCTGGTCGTGGGCTCCTACGACACGTTCGTTGATGAGCACGGGGTTGACGAGGACGACCTGGACCTGATCGCGACGTGGGTCTGGCTCGACACCAACGTCGAGGTCGAGAAGACTGCCGAGCTGGTCTGACGACCCGGGGGCGATGTGGCTCAGGTCACATCGCCTCAATGTATTGTGCCGATAACGATTGTCGTGGTAAAATAAAATATGAACAAGAACGAGATCGCCGCCCTCGCCGCCGCCCTTTCCGACGCCGCCCTCGACGCCAAGCTGGTGGAGAGCTTCGTGAACCTCTCGGTCTTCCGGGGGATGCCGGGCAAGGCCGAGGCCAAGCTGGCGCGGGGGATCCTCGCCGAGGCCGCCAAGCGGGGCGTGACCTGGACGATCACCGAGGGCAAGCGAATCAACCAGCCCGCCGTGACGATCGAGGTCACCCGGACCGACGCCAAGGTCGAGGCCGTCACGCTCCAGGGCACCGAGGCCCGGGTTGCCCTCTGGCTCGCCGGCAAGAAGGACGGGTCTTACTGATGGGGATCGACATCGAGGCGACGACGTCGCTGGTGCTGGGGTTCGCGTTCTGGCTGGCGTACGGAGTCGGGCAGGTCGCGACGGGCCTGGTCAACGCGGGATTCGACCGGTGGTTCGGGGTTGCGCGCGACCGGTAGGTGTGGTAAACTTGACGTTAGAAGGGCGGCGGGGGGTCCGCCGCCCGGGAAGGGGAATTGAGATGGCCAACCACGACGCTGACGCCAAGACGGTGGCCTGGGCTTGCGACACGGCGCAGCGGTTCGCGCTGGAGATCGACGCGGCACGGGTCATGGTCGAGCTGACGATGCCGGAGTCGGTGAGTCGGCTGGTCGCGGAGCGCGAGCTGGAGAAGGCCAACAACCGGCTGGGCGAGTTCCTGGCAGACCTCGGGTCGACCTGGGGGGTGGACCCCACGGTCGTGATCCAGGCGATCGCTGATCGCGCCAAGACGGACTGAACCAACCGATGACCGGGGGTTGCGACGACCCCCGGTCATCTGGTATACTTAAATTTAGAAGGGCGGGGGGTCCGCCCGGGAACGGAGCCCGAAAATGGCGAACGAGGTCAACGACCCGAACACGCTGGCGATGATCGCCTGGACCGCAACCGACGCAGGGGAATCGGCCCTAGACGTGATCGTGGAGCTGCACGCCGCGATCGAGCGAGCCAGCGAGGACGGCCAGATCGAAGGCGAGCTGTCGCTGGTCGACACGGAGCACGGGCTGGTCTGGGCGACCGAGGTCGCGGACGAGGACACCGTGGGCGACTCGCCGGTCACCGTGCTGTTCACGATCACCTGGCGCACCGGAGCCTGACGAACGACCCGGGGGGTTGGGGTTGCGCCCAACCCCCCACATGTGGTAAAATTTTTTTAAGAGGGCGGGGGGTCCGCCCCAAGAACAAAGGAGCCGGCAATGATCACCAGGGGCCAGCGGGTCAAGTGCACCAACCACAACGGCGAGCACACCGGGACGGTTGCGGCGATCATCATCCCGGGCGTCGGGGTTGCGGTGAGCTGGGACGGGTACATCGCCTCGCCGACCCCCCGCTCGCCCGAGGCCCGTGCGATGAAGGCGCTGTCCAAGGCGCACAACCTGGCGATGACGCCGGTCGCCGAGCTGACCACCGCCTGACGAGGGTCCCGGGGGGTATTGCCCCCCGGACACCCGGTGTGCTATAATAGACGTAGACAAGGGGGGCTCCGCCCCCACCCCGCAAGGAAGCACAAGGAAAGAGGCCCCAAATGCCGCAGATCACCGACAACCGGACCCTCGCCCTCCTTGCCGGCCACCGCGAGACCGCCGTTCAGCGCCTCGCCGGCCAGCACGCGCGCAACGACGCGGCTCGGGTTCGGGTCGGACTCAACCCGATGTTCTCGGCGCAGCCCGTGAAGGAGGCCCCGAAGGTGGACGTCCCCACCGGACGCGACCTGCTCCCCGCGTTCATCGCGCTCGTCGAGCAGGTGCCGGACGGGTTCTACGCGCTCCCGAAGAAGGACAGCGACGAGGTCACCTTCTTCGAGGTCCGGACCGAGGGCACGGGGCGCGGCAAGCGCAACTGGGTCTACCAGCTCCAGGGGGCGCCCGGCGACTTCAACCGGGTGAAGCTCAGCTACCTGATGATGTTCTACGCGGCGCGGCACCTCGCCCAGGACGCGCGGTCGGCGGCGGCCCTGTTCGGTCGCCGGACCCGCACCTGCGGCATCTGCAACTCGCCGCTCACCAACCCGGCCAGCCTCGCCAAGGGGATCGGCCCGAAGTGCGAGCGCAAGTTCGCCTGACGAAACGACCGGGCGGGGATCCGAAGATCCCCGCCCCCCACCCTGGGAAGGGAGAGGCCAAATGGCCAAGCTCGAACGCGATGAGCACGAACCAGCCCCGATGGGGACGTATTGCCCCGACTGCTTGACACCGGTCTGGCTGTGGTATGAGGGAATGGTCATGGCGGATGGGTTTCTCGGAACCGTAACCGTGATCGACCTGCGGACAAACGAGGAGCACCGGTGCCAAGACTAGTTGTTGAGGTGGGGGAGGCAACCGCAGCGCAGTGGCTGGCGATCGGTCCGCCTAAGGGCGTCCGGATCGTTGACGACGGCGGGGCAAACGCTTTCCTCCACAAAACCCCGGACCAGCGGTACGCCAACAAGTGGGGTTGGGTCTCGGTGTGGTACGCACCTGGGATCAAGGGGATGGGCGTTCCGCGCGTGTCCTGGCTGACGTACGACATGAACGGTTGGCCGTACCCTAACCTGCCCGCTGCACGCAGCGTGGTCACACTGATGAGCGGGACTCCTCGGGTCGAGGGCTTTATGGACTCGAAACACACGGGGCCGACCGGCGAATACTACCTGCGCACGTTCCAGCGGATCGAGGACCCGTCCTACGCGCAAGTCACTGAGCTGATCCAGCAGCTTCCTGAGCTGGGTCGACTGTGGTCAATCAGCGAACTGCCCCTCGCGTGGCCCATCGGTGAACAGGGCCTGGTGACGCTCCAGCCACCGCTGTCGGGGGGTCCCCAACCCATCAAGCGTCAGCGTGGGGGGCGGTTGCCCTTGGCGATGGACGCGATCTGTGGTCGATGCGACCGGCCCCGGGGCGATCACGGCGGACGGAAGAAGCTGGGCGCGTGTCCTGACGAGTCGGGCACCGACGCCAAGCGATTCCAGATCAAGGAGGAGGACCGATGAAGCGCCTGTGGCGATGGACCGGACACCGGTTGCGACACATCGTATTCCACCGAGGATTCAACGACCTGCCGCTCGGGTGGGGTTGCTGGCACTGCGACCGCGCTCGATGGGCCGGCATCGAGGAGGACCTGGCCAGTGGCCGCCTCACGAGGGCCGTTCTCGTTCAGGCGATGCGCGAGACGCAAACGGGACCGTGGGCGCCGTGAGGTGGCGACTCCTGGACTGGGCGATTCGCTGGATCGAGCGGCAGGGTGCCTTGACGGAAGGTCCTTGTCGCTCGTACGGCGGAACACTGACGGACGGACGGGTCCGCCTCTGCGTCAAGTGGCGCTGGCACACGGATTCGCACGCATACGAACCGGAGGAGGCAAAATGAGTTGGGTCGAGTTCGCGCTCGGCGCGTTCTTGATGGCGATCGCCATCTTCGTCGTCGCCGCAACGCTCGCAATCGTGATCACGGTCTGGAGGGACATCAAAAGATGAGCAGGCAACCTCTCGGCAAGACGTGGATGCGCCGGATTGCCGACGTCGTCAATGAGCCGATCGTTCGGGCGTGGACGTTCGCCGGCAACTGGCATTCGTTCGTCACGGCCGATCATCGACACGGCGAGATCCACGCGATTGAGCTGACCGTCGAATGGCTGGACGATCTTGACTGTCGCTCCACCAAGTGCGGTCGGCTGTGGTCGGGACAGCAGCGGATGTTCAGCTACAAGGAATGCGTTTTCCCCGACGAGACCCGGCGCGCGAACCGGTATCGGTTCCGCAAGGCCGAGGGTGAGTGGAAGACGCCCAACCCGCACATCGACCGCCGTATCTGGAACAAACAACGTCCGGGTCCTGGACAGGTGTTGGCTCTGATGATTGACGGCAAGATGAACGGGACCGAGATGGAGTGCATTTTCTGCCATCGCCCGGTCATGCTGTGGCGTGGATTCCTGTACAACATGGACGGAACTGATCATCCGCCGTCGACGTGCCCCGGACTTACTTCGCCCACGCCGAGTCCGGCGTCGGGGCGGTACATGGTCCAACCCGGCAAGTATCTGATGTCGGGAACGCTGATCTACGGCGCGCCGGTGGTCGGCGAGGAGCACGATTCCGGCCGGTACGAACACCCAACGCAGACGGGCGAGATTCGCATGGAACTCGACCTGCCCCCGGGTTCGTCGTGAACCGCGAGCGCCGAATGCCGTATCTGCTATTGGTCAGCGGAATCACCAATGTTCTGCTGTCGGCGATTGTGGTGTGGCAATGGTTGATCAAGTAATCCCGCAGACCGGCGAGGACAGTGACTGCGACGTCCGGGATGAGTGCGTGTTTGATCCGCGATGCCCGCTAGTGTGGATCTGCATGCGAATCGAAGACGCCGAGGGAAGTGCCCTCGGGGAAGTGGAGTAACGCAATGGGCATGATCGTCACAACCCAGATCGACGAGCCGGACTACGACCGGTTGGTCGAGGCGAACAACGTCCCGGGGACGAGGTGGGCGCTCGTCGAGGTGGACGAGGCCGGTGACATCGAGGAGGACGCCGAGCCGATCCCGGTCTCGATCGTCTGACCGACCCACAAAGAGACCCCCGGGGTGCGCACTCCCCGGGGGTCTCGGCTTGGGGGACGGCTACTTGATCTTACCGACCTCGGGCATGAGCGGCTCGGGGTCGGCTGCCGGCGTCACCTGGTTGCGAACTGCCGCCGCGACGAGCGCCACGATCAGGACGTTGACGGCTGCGATCGTCTCGTCAGCGACGTGGAAGTGGTACGCGGCGAGCAGCTTGAAGATCGCCGTGCTGGCGTAGACGAACACGGCGGGGGCGACCGGACGAACCGTGATGGCGGTCAGCAGTGCGGCCACCGCGTCGACGCAGACCAGGAACGCGGCCCCCTGCTCGGCGTCGAGCCACTTCAGATTGAACGTGACGAGCAGGCCGACAACGGCGCCGATCACGGCGATGATGAGTGCGGGCTCACGCCCGAACAGTCGAGTGTTCATTGGTTTTCCTTTCGGGGTGGTGTGCCATCGCAGCGAGGACAGAACAACAAACCGGCGAACGGTACCCGGGTCATCGAACACAGAGAACACTTCACGTCCCGGCTGAGTCGAGGGGTGCGCCTGCCGGCGTGGTCGTCTCTCATCGGCGTCGATTGGTGATTTGGGTCTTGATCAACAAGGCGATCCGCCACGCGACAACGAACACGGCAAGCCAGGTGGTTATTGCCCGAAGGACCGGGTAGCCCGTCCACTCGGACCAAACGAGACGGCTGACGCGGGTTCCGATGGCCAACAGACACGACGTCATGAACGCCATGACATGTCGACCCATCTCCGTCCGCCACCAGCCGGCGACGTTCAGGTACAGTACGACGAACGTCAAGAACGCACCGAGCAACACGAACAGCCCGATGTTGCCGATCGTCAACCAGACCGTCATACCTTGCCCCTAAACGCCGATGCGATCATCTCGCTGAAGTGATTCGATTCACGGAGCTTATGCAGCCGGTCGGTCAGCTCCCTTACCGGACCCCACTTGGCACGCGCATCGCGAGCTGCTGCCCGCGCCTCGCCGAGGTCCCTCTTGGCGTCCTTTTCTTCGGTCAACGTCGCGGCCTGTCTCGTTCAAGCCGCACTCGACCTGCGGCGGATTGAAGGGACTCCAACACAGCGATGGTCGTCTTGCCCTGCTCGATCAGCTCGTCCAGTTGAGCTTGCGTGGTGCGAGCCGCATCCCGCCACTCGTCGGCGCGTTGCTTGTGCGTCTCCTGTAGGTCACGTTGCGACTGAACCAGGCGGTCCACCGTCGATCCAGGGACCAGCCAACCCCGCGCGACCATGATCACGATGAGCAGGCCAAGGCCCGCCGCTGGGCCGGCAGTACCGACCCAGACGGGGAGCGCGAGGCCGTCCAGCATTAGACGCCCGTGCCCTCACGCAGGACCTCGCGGACGCCCTGCTTGATGGTGGGCAGGTCGTCCTCGCTGAGTGGGTTGTCGACCCGGGCAACGAGCTTCTCGGCCACGATGTCGCCCAACGCGTCGAGCTGCTCGTCGGAGAGCACCAGCCCGGCGCTCGCCTTGAGGACGGCCATGTCGGCGACGAGCTGACGGAACAGTCGCGCGAACAGGTTGTCGACGGAACCGGTACTGCCGCCGCCGGTCTTGATGTTGTCGATCACCGTGTCGAGCTGGGTCAACCCGCGCCACAGGTAGGTGTCCGCGTTGTGGATCTGCTCGGCGTGTCGATCCGTGAACTCGGCCATGTTTCCTCCTCCGAGCGGCACCCCGAGCAGGATGTCGCCCATGTTGTTGTAGATTCGATCGTCCATGACGTGCATCGTGAACACGCTGAAGTGTCCGTGATACAGGTGACTACGATCCGGGGTTCGCTTGTACTTGTTACCCGGCGTGAAGTCGAATCCGACCGGCACTCCGTCAATGCAGATCAGAACTTCACGCCAACCCCACGTGCGCGGGTCGTCTTCTACCCACGCGCGCTCGACTCGACGACCGTACTTACTGATCGTCGCGTAGTTGCCGTTCATGGCGTCCGTGAAGCTGATGTCCAGACCCCGGTGCACGTCCCGGTTGTAGCTGACCCGGTCCATCGCGTTCCGGTAGCTGTAGTCGGTCGTGTTCGGACCTCGGTCTGCGAGCAGACCGAGGACGTCCCAGTGGTAGCCGCCCGAAGTACTCGGCTCGATGCCGGCAAATCGGGCCTTGGGTTCTGCGGCGATGACGCGGTTTGCCATCCGCACCATGCCGGGGCTTCGTCTTGCCACAGGATCTCCTTTCGTCGCCTAAACCGAGTCGACTTCCCACACGTTCCACGTGGAATGGGCTCGGATGAACGTGGCTGCGCTACTTGTCGCCGACGCCTGCGCGTAAGTGATCACCGCATTGCCAGCATTCCCGCCCACGGTGAACATGGCAAACATCATGCAGGCCACGATGTCGGCAGCGGTGGCCATGCCGGGAGCGCTCAGGTTGCCGAGCGTCGTCTCTGTTCCCCAGTAGCCGTCACCCGAGTTGGTGGAATTGGATGCGGGCTGAGAAAACAGCCAATACCGGTGGAACGTTGTGCCGCTTGGCAGCGAAAGTGAAGGCTTGAAATCGCCGTTCTGATGCGCCGAGTAGTAAAACAACGCGCGACCGTGGTACTTTGTGGATGCGTTCACGGCGCGGCTCAGGTTGGTGGCAACTGGTGTGGTCGAGTTCGAGACACCACCGGTGTCGGCTGCCAGCGAACACTCACGCGAGCTGAGATATTCGATCTGATCGCCGATGGCGTCCTCTGCCGCAAATCGGATGCGTTGCCCGGCGTTCCGGCTGGGGCGGGTCGACCAGGCCATTACAGTCCAATCCGAGCCGGGTAAGCAACCCGGACCATTGTGCCGGCGTCGTGCGATTTGACGACACTGTTGTCAGACCTGACCACCGTGAACGTCTGGGTAGCGCCCGTACCCGAGATGTTGGTTACGCGCATCCGCTCACCACCTACCTTGATGTACAGGCCACCGCCGTTCTTGGTGACGTCGAATTCGTCAGCGCTCGTCGTCCACCGAGTCGATCCGGTTGAGGTGACGTCAAACGAAGTGTCGGTGGAGTCAATGCCGATCGTCAGCGAGCTTTCGTCGGAGTCGATCCGCGCGCCCCGCAGATTGGTCACTTCGTCAGTGTCGCCGATGATGGCGACTTCATACGGGTCGGCCGGAACCGTGATGGCTGTGATTTCGTGTTGCATCCGACCCAGCTGTTCCTGGAATCCGATGTTCAACCACCGGATCTCGCCCGGCTGAACCCAGGGACCCGAACCAGTAGTGTCCAGCTCTACAGCGTCACCAACGCCAGCAAGCTGGATCCCGGCCACCGCTCTGTCGGACATCGCCGAACGCGCCAATTCAAAGATGGCTGCCGAGTACCGAGTGTCGGCCCAACTCGTGATGTGGGCGAGCCAACCGGCCAGACCCTCCAGTTGCGAGTCTGTTTCGCAATTGAAGGACGGACTATCTTCGTAGGTTCCGACCCCCGCAGGCGGTGGCTGGGTCGTCAGGTGCTCGGGGTCGTCGTCCTCGATCACGAACCGGAACTCACCACCGTCGACTCGCGAGGCCGACACGTCGTTTCGGACGTACCGATCGTCGTCCACCGGCGTGAGACCGTACAGGTCCGAATAAGCGACCGGGATCCGCATCTGGTTGTACAGATCGCCCCTGCATCGATAACCAATGGCCAGCGAACTGCGCGGCTCGTAGATGATGCCCATGTCAACCTGCTGGCATTCTACGAGAAGATCAAGCAACGTGCCGTCACGCTGCGGCCCCATGGCCTCGCTGGTGTCCAGCTCGCCGGCTACGACGACGGCTTGCCCCTCTTCTTCGCACAGCCGCTTGAATCGCGCCCCCGCCGTTTCTCCCGCAAACGCCCGGAACCCGAACGGGGCGCCCGTCGACACGAAATTACGGTAGGCATCGACATCGGATGTGACCACGGTGTGGCCGATCGACACGCCTTCCAGGTCGTGCACGTCGAAAATCCGGCGGTCCCCGATCGTGATGCTGCGAACCGAACCGAAAGTTTTTGACGTCCAGGTGGCGTCACCCAAGTTGATCGAGTCGCCGGTGTAGAACACGATTCGGGCGAGCACGTCACTGCCTGTCTTCGTGAATTCCAGTGCAAGGCAGATCGGCTGATCAAGAATCAACTCGGCGTCTGTGGCGAACAAGCTACTATTGAGAATAGAGCCGTTCTTCCACGCATTGAGACCCATCTGCCCGGCTGACGAGTTCCACACGAAGTCAACGTAGTCGTAGGAGCTGCCATTGGTTGTGTGGATGCGGTAAAGCTGCCGTTCACTCGCGCTAGCCACAGTGCTTGGGAGGTGCCACAATGACATAATTTTGGTCTCGTCGCTGGTGTATTCGGGGATATCCTCGATGTAGATTCGAGTGTCCTCGCCGAACGTGATCATGCGAGACGCGGCAGGGTGGCCGGTATATGCGCCGTAATCTAATAGAAATGGGTCGGGTCCATATTCGTACGGCCGACCCCGGGAAGCCAGATTCAGCGGGTTGGTTAGGAATGGGTCGCTGAAGTCGCTCTCTTCTTCCATTGGGAAGTAAGCGAGGGTGGTCGCCGTGTGGGCCGGGTTCATGAACGCGCGGTACGCAACCGACTTGAGCTTGGGTGAGCCCTGGTCGAGCCGCCGCAGTACGCCAGCACCCTCAATTGCTACCCTGGCGACGTCCACGCCGTCCGCGTTGCGGACCCACTTGGGCTTGATCGAGGCTAGTTCAACGATTGCCCGGATGCCGTCGTCTTCGAAGTCGTAGTTGTCCCAGGTGAACGTGACTGGCACGTTGGTGTTGCCCGAGGCAACCCCGCTGCGCAACGCCACAGCGCCGGTGGCCAGCACGTCGTCTTGGGTGACCTCGGCTGTCCAGGTCCCGGGCTCGGTTGTTTGCCACACCCGACAGCGGAAGTACTCGCCCTCGGCCTGCACCCGAATCTTGAGCGGCGTTCCCGTTCCAGCGTGAGTGAGCCCCGTCGACACGGTGGTCAGCGTCGTCTCCGTAGAGTCGACGAACTGAATGAGCCGGATTTGCACGCTGTTGTCGGTGTTAACCAGGACCCGCGCCAACAAACCCGTCACCGTGGTTGTGTGTCGCTGGAACCGCAGGAACACGCTAGGTTCGAGTGCGCCACCGGTCGCCTGCGGTACCGCGCACTCGACGTAAACGGTGCAGTCCGCAGCCTTGATGGTGGGCATGTCCATCGTGCGATATGCGTTTGCGACCGGCACGACGCAGGTAGCTGCAGATCCTGTTACGTTTAGCTGTGTGTACGCAAATGGAGTGCCCTGGGCGATGGCCATCCGCCACTCGCCTCCGTCCGGCGAGCTTCCCCAGCCACTGCTCACGGTTCGCGTGAACGTGTCCGTCACAACGGTAGGTGTCGTGCGGACCCGGATGGGCGTGTTCCGGCCGATTTTTCCGGCGTACGGCGAGAGCGGGTTATTGTTGTTGAACAGAGCGTCGTTGTCGTTCAGGGTGAATGTGACGCTGGTTGGGGGAGGGCGGTTTTGCTCCGAGTTGGACCCGCGCGTGATCGACACCGCGTCGCGTCCGTCCATACCATCAACGTACGACGTGATGTCGACCCACTCGCCGTCGATGAGCATCTCAACTGCGTGATCGAAGGTCATGCGACACTCACCCTACCCGAGTTGGGATCAGCGCGCAGCACGATCCAGCCTCGGCGCAGCGCCTCCAAGAATAGATCCACCAGCGGATTTCCGGTCACCGATCCAGCCGATACGACGAGCTGAACGGTGGTCGAACTATTGTTGCCTTGGCGTGCCAATTCACGCGATGCCCCGGCGCTCTTGACCGACGCACTGTACGCGCCGAAGTCCACCAACTCGGGACCGCGTTCGCCGACCCACTTCATGCCGGTTGCAATACCGCCGGACGCCCGGCCACCGATGCCGGAGGAGTAGTCACCGGACAGCTCGGCGGACTTGGTGACCCGCTGGATCACGTTGACGTAGACTGTCTTGCTTTGGAGAGAGTTGATCGCTCCGCTCAGCGAGTTAACCGAGTTGGCGGCATTTAGTGTGCTGTTCGATACCTGGTTCATCGAATTCGTCGCGCCGTTGCGGAAGGCGTTGAAGTCGGATTGCGCCTGCTTTAGCAGGTCGCCGATGATCGGCAGCTTTCCGAACAGGGCCACAAGCGCATCGATGATCGCCCCGAACGCGTTCAAGGCCATTTCCATCATTGAGTCCCAGCCCCGGTTGATGAACGCGATCCCGTCCTCGAACACGGCGACCCAGCCAAGCCACACTTCCGAGAGGAACTGGATCAGGCCAACCAGGTTACCCATGGCCGCGCCGATGGTGCCGAGCGAATCGACCAGCTTCTGGCCGTCCGCCGACTCCATAAATTCGGCCCACTTCTCGGTTTGCTTCTCGATGTTCTCCAGGAACGTCTGACCCTCGTCCGCTCCATTCTTGAACACCGACTTAATGACTCGACCGACGTCTTCGGCGATCCGGCCGAGAGTGTCGAACGACTCTTTGGCTCGGTCCACCCAGCGCTGAAGCTCACCGGATTCTTTCATTTCCCTGATCCAGTTTGCGAACCGCTCGGCCAGTCCGCCGATGCCTTGGCCTAGATCGCCAAACCAGAACGACCCGGCCTCACCGATATCGGTGAAGGCTTGAAGCAGGAACGGGACCGACTTCAGGACACCGTCGATGTTTCGCCAGACGCCCTGCATGATCGTGTCGAGTTGGCTGCTTACGCCAGCAGACTTGAAGAACCCGGCAACCGCACCGCCCGCCTGCGCGAACAGATTGGCGATTTTCGGCAGCCACTTTTCAGCGAGCGGCTGGACGACGGAGTTGATCGCTTTTAGGTTTTCCGCTGCACCCCGGAATAGGTGACCCTGGACTACCCGCTGAAGCGGCTTCCACGCTTCGACGATTTTAACACCGGTCTTGACGAACTCTTGCGCGTGCTCGTTGAGGCCCTTTAGTGACTCTTTGAACTTTTCGGCATCGCCCGACAGACCGGCCTCGAACGCCTCGCTAACGCCCTTTAGTCCGAGCTTGAATACCGCCAACGACGCGGCACCCGCCAGGGCGGCGGCAGGCAAGGTAGCGATAATTCCGGACAAATCGGCGATTACGCCGGCAACGACCACTGCCAGGCCGGCGATTGCCGGTCCAGCTGCGGCAGTCGTCACGGCGTGCTTTGCCATCAACTGAAGGCCGCTGCTGACCGCGTCAATGCCGCTTGACACTGCGTTCGATGCCAGGTTCGCGATCGAGTGGCCGATTCGGTCGATGCGGTCACCGATGTTGCGCCGCAGGACGCGGTCCCACCGGTTAAATTCACGATGTACGCGAGCCGCTTCCGCGTCAGCTGCGCGAAACGCTAACACCATTTGCCAGGCCTGTCTATTGGCCTGGCCCATCTCACGGTTTATCTGGCTTATCTCGTGTTGCACGTCCTGTGCTTGGTAGGCCAGCTCCGTCATGACGCGATCCGAATCGGACAGCGCTTCGTATAGCTCGCGAGGGGCATCCTGCCCGAGCAACGCGATCCGGCGCCGGAGCTGCTCGGCGTTCTCCGCGACGATTCGTTCTTGCCTTGCCAACTCTGCCGCCCGCGCACGCGCGTCGTTGAACCGGGCGGACATAGTGGAGATGCTGTTGTTGACGTTCTGCAAGTTGCGACTCGCCTGGTCGCGCGCCGCAACTACAATATCAATCCGACTCGCCATCGTCCACCACCCTCCCCCGGTTCTGGATCGCCACCAACCTCAGCAACTCCGCGTCTTCGTCCATCAGCGACGAAAGGGTGTATCCACCGAATCGCTCCAACAGACCGCAGATCGTCTCGGCCCAGGCTAGCTCAGCGGGCTTGTTGACAGGCTCTCCATCGCCGTCAACTCCGCCCCCGAGGACGAGCCAACGGTCGATTTCGATTCCAAAGGGTCGGACACGCTACCCGCCGTACCCATCCAGTTCGCCAGGATGGCCCCGGTCAACTCGAAGTCATCGTCCAGGTATTCGGGCGACGGATCCACCGGATTGCCGTTCTCGGTCACGTTCCAGGTGACGATCGAGTTGGCGACCCGCTTCGACAGGAACGTGAATGACTCCTCCGTCGACTCGTCGGCCATCTTGGCGAGGCGCTTCATGTCGCCGATCGACAGGCGTCGCATGGTGACTTCGAGACCGGCGAGTTCGTGATCCTCGGGCCACGTGAGATTGAGGTGTTTAGTGCGCTCGAATCCCACGTCACACCGTCCAGTTCGGCACGGTGCCGTCGCTCAGGACGCCCGGGGCCGACCAGGTGAGCGAGCCGTCATTGCCTCGGTTCAGGGAGTAGTCCGTGAACAGAGCCTTGACGTCCAGGAGCTGGGCGCTGACCGTGATGCCGACATCCCGCTCGGCCGACAGATCAGCGAAGCAGTCGTGCGGCGAGTCAGCCGTCGCGTCGTCGAACGTGCCGGACGGGCTGATCGAGAAGTCCGCCAGGCCGTGCAACCGCTCCATCGCCGACTTGTCGAGGCCGGTCACCTCCAGCACGGCGCGCGGAGTCGCGAACTCTAGCGTGTTGGTAGCGGAACGAACGTCCTGCGCCGTTCCCGCTTCGTCATCGATGTCCAGCCGCGTCCAAGCGAGGCCGTTCTCTTTGGCCATCTACTTCCCCCTACTCAACGGCCACGGAGTAAGCCGCGACCACTAACCACTGCCACAGGAGCGTGGCCGTGACGAATAACGCGATTGCGCGCCGGATGGTCACGAGTCAGCCTCGTTCGATTCGGCGTCGGACACCTTCGAGGTTGAGTCCCATGTCTTCGACCCAGTCTTGGGGTCGGGTGTGGTTTCGGATCGTACCGAGGTGCTTTCGCCAGTCGCCGCCTCGGACGACGTAGAGCGGGGACCTCGTGAACCGGCGACGATGAAGCCGCGCCCGGAAACACGCCTGACCCGGCCCAAAATCGAAGCGGACCAACCCACCTTCGATCGCCTCCTCTTTGAACGCGCGCTTGTGGTGGTCGATGTGACCGGCTGCCGCCGATCGTACCGTCGCCTCCTGCTCGCTGCCTCGGGGGACAATGACCGTCCACCCCCGGCGCCACCGGAAACAGTGGATCTCCGCGCAGGTGGCCGCGTCCCCGAAGATCACGGGCTCACTCGCCCGATACGTGATCATCGCCTTAACGGGTAGTTTCGGTTCTACGCGCTGCAATACCCGGCCTCGGGCGATGCGAGGTGAGTTTCTCATCAGAACACCACCGCGTGCGTGTTCTTGACGACGAGAAGAGCGAATTGCAGGTTCGTGAATCCGCCAGTCGTCACTGTCACGACCCGCAAATAGCGCTCGATCGGGGACGCAGTGGTCAACCGTTGCGCGTACGGTGCTGTCGTCACCGCTGGAAAGGTGAACCCACCGCTTGGCTCAGCGAATGCGTCCGCACCGCCGTTATCCGAGCTGGCCTGAACGAGGATCGACGCATCCGTACCCGTGAACGAGAACACGTGTAGGTAAGCTTGCATCCCGAACGAAGTGCCAGCTCCAAAGTCCACCGATGCCCCGTTAGTTGCAGCCGTGTCGGTCCGGGCTCCGGCCGTCAGCGACTTGCCCCATTCCAGCCCGTAGCCGTTCGACTCGGCCGTGACCGACCAGGACAGTGCGCCTTCCTTGGTGCGGGTTGGGTCATAGTTGAGTTGCTTGCACACCAGCCCGAACGCCGATGTTCCGAGCGTGGCTCGGTGGAAGTAGCTGGCGATCCGGTCAGTGGTAGGCCGCGTCTTCAAGGTGGGATGCGCCGCACCAGCCGCTTTATTCATCCAAGCGCTGAACTCGCATCCGCCGGTTCGCAGCGCGTGCAACCGCTCGAACGCTTCCTTGTCCAGGCCCTGCTGCTCGGTCGTCGCCAAGCTGTTGTTCATTCGCTGTAGCGACCCGATGTCTCCGCTCAGGTTCACGCCATCCACGAAGAACCGCGCTCCGAGGCCGGTTGACTTGCTCATCGTCCCTCCACCAGCATCGCCAAGAATTGACCGGCGTACCACGCCATGCTGCAGTAACACACGAACAGCAGCCACTCACGGGGAGTCTTGCGCTCCAACCCGATGAAGAACGCGTCCAGCCACCGCCTGCTGAGGAGCCTCACCTTCATCACGGCGCCTGCTCCCACATGTCGTTGACCACGCAGGGGATCGTGATCGTGAAGATCCGGAACATCGTGTTGTCGATGGTCAGGTAACCGCCGTCCGCCTTTAGCCCGTCGCTGAACTCGCCCAGCAGATCCACGTCCCGGATCATCCCGTCAAGCGAGAAGTCCGACGAGATCGACGCAACCACGAGGCTGGCGGCTCCGGCGAGTTCCGGGTCGATCTGGTCCATCGGGCTCTTCAGCATCCCGCCGTAGAGCTGACACCACACCGTCACCAGACCTGACGTCGCAATGAGGCTGCTCGCCTCGGGCAACGGCCGGATTCCCTGGAGCCAGATGCCCGCCGACACCCCGGTCCCAGGTGCGCTCTTCGGCTCGTGCTTGTTGACCCGGTCGCACACGCCGAGCGACAATACGTGAGACGCAATCGCGTCCACTAAATCGTCGCAGTCCTGCCGGGTCCAGCTCATCCCGTGTACCGCCTAATTACTCGATCTCCAACCTGGACCGATCGGCGCACCATGAGCTGCTTTGCGCGACGGTAAGCGCGGTAACCCTTGAACCGGGTGACCGGCGCGTTGCGGCTGCCTTCTCCTTCCAGCCAGGGACCGTACACGACCCCACCGTCCGTCACCACCATGTCTCCGGCCGCACCGTCGACGTGCACCTGGCTCAAGTAGTACCCGGTCTGGTTCCGGAACAGACTGTCGAAGTGCTGCACTACCAGGTTCATAGTTTCGTGCGCAACTTCGCGCTCGATCTCGCGCTCGATCTGCATCATTGTGCGACGAGGCGCAGTGATCAGTGCCGGCAGGTCGTGAGTCTGGGTAATCGAGATCGAGGTCACGTCACACCGCCCGGTGCCGGAAATTCCGGCCAATGGCCGTGCGCGCCTGCTCCCGCAGGTCCTTCAGCGAGTTACCCCGGACCTCACGAACCGCCTCGCCGGACCCGATCGTGCGCGCGTAATTCGCGTTCTCAGACACGAACACGGACACCGCTTCGGCTACCGTAAGTTGCGTGACGACTCGGGGCGGAACCCAGGCGGTGAGGGCAACCCCAGCAGAGTGGCTGGCGGCAGTCGTTCCCAGCGCCCCACGGGTAACCTCGAGCCGGTTGTGTTGATAGATCGAGGCTGCGGTGTGCGCGGCCAGGACCGAACCGAACTGTGCACGCTTTACGACCATCGCGTTGCCGGCGATCGCCTCGATCGTCATGTACTCGGACTCGATAAGGATGGTCTCGCCCTCAGCGAAGTCCGATCCGTCCGTTACCGTCAAACCCGTGTAGTTGTTCTGCGCGGTCATTGGCGTAAGGTTGGTCTGACCCGACGCCAGCCACCGCCTGCCGGTCACCACAACACGTTCGTTGCTCAGGTTCAGGATGGATCCAACACCGATTCGGCCGTTCGCCGACACGTCGAGCAGCTCATCGTCCGTGTCCACCGAGGCTAGGGTCTCGCCTACGCTCACCCGGTCGTCTCGGTATCCGAACAGACCCGTCAGCGAGATCTGCTGTTGGTGGCTGTTGGCGCTCTGGAACGTGCCTTGGCCGCCGAGGTCCGTCTCGATGCGATTGTACGGCGGTCCACCGCTCGGGTAAAGCAGCAGCTCGTCGACGTCCAGATCGAGGCCGCCACTCGTGACCACGGTCGGTCGGCTGATTAGCTCTTTGTCATTGAGCCACAGCCGCCAGGACCGACCGGAGTTCAGGCGCGTGGGCCAGTCGAACGTCTCGGTCCGGATCTCCGGGTAAAACTTGCGATGCAGCAGTCCCTCGACGGATCGGCTGGCAGCCTCGATCGCCTCGTCCACCCTCGCACGTTCGGCCCACGGCATGCCCTTGTCGATGCCGGCAACAACCCGCTCCCGAGTCGCATACCATACACCGAAGTTGCTCATGGGCCACCTTGCTTTCGGGGCGGCGCCTCGACTTTTAGCCGAGGGGTCCTGCTTAAGTTCGGGCCAGCACCCACGGGGGCAGGTGCCGGCTGGCACCAGTATAGCACCCGCCTAAACCCGCACACAATTAGCCCATAATATCATAGCACACAATCCCCCCAGCGCGCAACCTGGGTGATCGATTGCCTACGCGCGGTAGCGGAGCCAGCCCGGCCCTACCCCCCGGCCAGGCCCTGCTATGCCTTCTCCTGCGTTTCTACAGGGTATTGCCCGGGGGGCACGCGGTGTGCTATAATGGTAGTGCGGCCCGGGGACTGGCCCCGGAACGCAGGGAGGGATCATATGACCATGAGCAACGATCCGCAACTGGAGCGTCAGCGTCTGGAGCGGATCGCACGCAGCGCCGAGGCTCGTGAGACCAACGCCCAGTTGGCCGACGCCGAGGCTCGCCAGCGCAATTCGGGCGTGTTCCCGGACGGAGACGGCCGGTGATCTCGCGACTCGCCGATCTCGCCGGTCAGGTCGTGCGCTGGACCAAGAGCACGCGATCGATGACCGAGGGTGGCGATCAGTGTGTGGAGGTCGCCCAACTGGAGGACGGGACGCGCGTCGTCCGGGACACCAAGCAGGAGTCGATGCCGCCCGAGCGCCGGCCCGTCCTGGGGTTCACGCCCGACGAGTGGATGGCGTTCATCGGGGGCGTGCTGCTCGGCGAGTTCACGGACAGCAAGTGGCACTCCGTGCCCGACCCGAACGAGGGGTCGTACGCGGCGCGCGACTGGACCGGCGTTCCGACCCTGGAGTTCCGGCTGCTCCCGGACGGGGGGATCGCGATCCGTGCCAAGGACGGCTGCGTGATCCAGATCGATCCGGCCGGTACGTTCCGCATGGTCCTGCCGGACGAGTGGAAGGACCCCGACTGAGCCGGCTGGCTCCGGGGATGACGGTCCAGAGCACTGGACGCGACGTCGGTTCGCACTACGCGTTCTGCGTCCGGTGCTCTTGGGCCTCCCCCCGGACCTCGTACAGCGTCGCCAACCACATCGCAAGTAAGCCCGACTCACACGAATGCGAGCGCAAGCAATGACCGAGATGGACCGCAGCGACGAAAACGACCTGGTGTCGGCGCTGGAGGAAGCCGACTACCACATGGAAGACATCGGCGGCGGCGTTTACGTTGTACACGTACGCGACATGAGCAAGACCGACATGAAGGGTCGCTACGTCGGTAACCTGCACTTCAGCAAGACGCCGGACGGAACCGCCGCCGTCTAGGCCGGCAACACCCGGAACAACGTCTTCTAGGAGGTTCCGATGCACGACCTCGCCGAGGCAATCCGCAACCTGCTCGGGCTGCGTGCCCGATGCTACGGTTGCGGCGGCTGGCACCCGATCGGCCAGCCCTGCCCGAGCTGATTCACCCGAACGCCGTCGCCCTCCGGGACTTGCATTCCTGGGGGGCGACGTGCTATAATAGAATCGAAAGGGCGGGGGGTCCGCCGAGGAAGGGGAAGACACAATGGCCGTCACCTGGACCGTAGCGTTCCGCAAGCCGACCGGCCCGTGGTTCCGTCGCGTGGCGGACCTCGAGTTGACCTGGCACCAGGCCCACGAGCTGGCGAGTCGCGTGGCCCAGGCCGACCCGACCATTCAGGTTTGGACCACGACCAGTACGGTGTGGGACCGGGCCAACCCCACCCACGAGGACTCGTTCAACATCCTGACGGACGCCGGCAAGCGCGTGCGGGTTCGCGAAACCGGTGTCCTGCCGGAGGGCGTGGAGGTCCCGACCGACGCTGAGGCGCTCCGCAAGTGGAACCAGAACGCCGAATAATCCGAATAAGGCGAGACCCCCCCGGGCGACGGACGGGGGGGTCTCGCGTTGTGAGGTGCCGGGCTTCTTTACCCGATGTTGCACCTCAGGGTCCCTCGTTAGGCCACCCATCATACGGGCAGTAAAGGGACCCATCAGGGGCGGAACGCAAGGGTTCCCCGTCGTTTGGACACGCGACGGGAGGCGAGCTGCGTTCCGCTTCGGCTTCTTGGGCGGCTTCTTCTACGATGTCCAGGTAACCCCACCAGCCGCTGCGCACTGTTCCAACTGAGTTGGACCGAACAACCTGGGCCGTGCCAGTGATCGACGCGGCTACGTCCAGGTTGCCGGTCGCGACCTTAGCCGAATCGGCTTCACCCGTAATGGTGGTGGTGAGACCCAGCGAGCCGGTGGCCGGGCGCTCTGCGGCTGCGGTTCCCGTGACGCTGGCGGTGAGTGCGCGGTTGCCGTCAAACTCGACAGTCGCCCCGGGGTTAATCGCAAACGCGACTGCCAACAGGTATCGATTGAAAGCGCCGTCACCGGACCAACTAACACTCGGCGTCTGGGCAGTCGTACCCGACACGACACTGTAGCCGGTGTAACCCCGAACTGCCTCGGCCCCGGAACCGTGTACGTTGTCGGCGTTGCCAGTGAACCCGGAAGACCAGACCGGCGACGATTGATTCGCACTCTGAATTGAATGCAGCGCACCAAACGCCAAGAACAGAGTGGACGAACCGGCCAGCGTGCCGCTGTTGTACGCGGGGGTGGACCCACCGACCGCTGCGTTTGCCTGCTCATCGTCGTCAATGCCGGTGTCTCGGTTGCCCAGCCCCCGCCACCGCTCCCAGATCACCTGGGTGTTGTGCGATCCGTTGGTGGTCAGGTCGACCGTTGTGGATTCACCGCCCACCGCTTGCCGAACAAAGATGTAGGCACCCTGGTTGGCCACCGCCTGTGCACCGGCTGCGAATCCGGACGGCGTGTTGACCGTCGTGTTGGAGTTGACGTACAGAACGTCCCAATCGCCGGCAGTCGGGGCCGACCCAAAGTCGATCGTCTCGCTGCCGTCGTTGAATCCGGCCTCGACGGTGCCGACCAGGGTCGCGACCACGGGGTTACGCTGCGATCGGAGTGATGGCGATGGTGTGCGCGGTCAGATTCAGGGTATCGCCGTTGGTGACGGACTTCGACGAGGTTAGCGCGTACGAGTACTTGAATGTGCCGCCACTCGACGCGGACCACACGCTGACGTGAGTGATCGTCTCCGATCCGGCGTCCCAACCGGTCCAGCTCGGTAGGGTCCCGGTTGCGGAACGGGACCCCCCGGCTGCGGCCGTCAGCGAGAGCGCCTTTCGGTCCGTCTCTGCGCTGGCGTTAGATGTGCCTGCCGAGCCGGGGTCGCCGGTGTGAAGCTGGGCATGAAGACCCGTCAGCTCGTCCAACCAGGTGTTGGCGAGCGACGCGGCGACCCCGGCCGTCACTTCTTGTTCTCCGTGATCGTCTTTTCGAGCAAGGAGATGAGCGACTTACGCGGGGTGTCCGCCTCACGCTCCTTGGCAAGGGCACGCTCGGCGCGTACCCAGTCGTTGCCGACCCAGCCGGTGACCTCGCTGATCGAACCTTCCGGAACCGGTTCGTGCTTGACCTCGGCCGACCCGCTCGTGACGGTCGTAACCCTCGGCCCAGAGTCGCTGGCCACCGCTTGCTTGGGGGTCTCCCCATCGGCCTTGGTCGGGTCGTCGGCGGGCTCCGGGTCTTCGCGAGTCTCGGCGTCTCGGAGGTCGATCGGCTCCGTCTGATCGGCGAGCTTCTCTTCGGTGGCGTTTTCGGCTTCGGGGTTGAAGTCCGGGCTGGTCTTGTCGGACGGTCCGCCGTGTCGCGTGATCTTTGCCAACGTTCCCCTCCTCCTGCATCGAGGGCACTGGAACAGAGGCAGCGCCCAGGCGTTTCGGCAGTTTCTGCATTTATACGGCACTGAGCACCGCCGCGTTGTCGAGCGGTACGTACACCGCCGTCCACTTGACTCGCGCAGTAGTGCCGATCGCTCCGCCGCCCGCGACGTCGAGCCGGATATTGCCGGCAGGCAGTAGGATCGGCGCGGCAAGAACGCCGTTGCGGCTTACGTCAGCCGAGCTGACCAGCGCACCTCCGGCCGTCGTGTTCAGCGAGTAGAAAATGCCGGCTTGGTGGTTGTCCACCGCAAGCAAACTCGCCAAAACGACGTCGGATCCGCCGCTGTCCGGGTCGAAATCGATGTCGAAATCGAGGCTGACGTTGGGGATTGCGACGGTGACCTGTCCCCAGAACGCGACCAGCAACACCAGCCCGTCGTCGATCGAGAACAGGTCGGCGGACGCACCGTCTGCGGGCGGCAAGGCCGCCGCCCTGGAGACCGAAATCCCCAGGGCGGATGCCCGGACGCTGCGCGCGTCGTAGTGCGTGGTCACCTTAGGCCGCCGCGACCGATGCGCCCGGGACCAGCGGAGCGTAGGTCATGTACCACTTGATAGCGCCGGTGATCGCGTGGTTCGAGATCGTCAGCCCAACCGTGCCGGCCCGGAGAACGATCGGTCGCCACAGGATCGGGCAGTAGGTGACGTTCGGGACCTCGCTGGCCGCGACCGGCGTGCCGCCGATGGCGCTCACGGACTGAACGTTCATCAGGTCCGTGGCGACCGTCGACGTTAGCGAGTACAGGGTACCCACCGCGTCGTTGGTGATGCCGGTCGCTGCGCACAGGTCGCCTGCGGACCCGCCCGAGGGGGTGGCCTGTAGCTTCGCCGTGAGCGACGCCGTGTTGGCGATGATCGTGGTAACCTCGCCGACGAGGGCCGTCACGGCGATCAACCCGCCCGTGATCGTGAACAGGCTGTTGTAGACGTTCGTGACCGGCGTGATCTGCTTGGTGACCGTGAGACCGAGCGCCGATTCCCGAACCACGCGGCTCTTGTATCGGTTGCTCACGTCACGCCACCACGTTCCGGGCGAGGTTCGTCGGATCGCGCTGCACCACGAGGTCGTGGATGATCGCGATCAGGATGCCCGACCCGGCCGTTGCTTCGACGCAGTTGTAGCCGTCCGACAGTTGATCAGCCCCGACGTACAGACAGAAGCTGTCGTTGGTGGCGTCGGTCGTGAGGTTGAAGTTGTCGGCGGCGGCCTGCGTGACCTTGGTCCAGGTCCCGCCGACGCCCGGCGCCTTGTAGATCTTGTCGACGATGGTGAGCGCCGTCTCCGACGCGCCGTCGATCGACTGCTTGAGCGTGACGGTCTGCGTACCCGCGTCCAGGAACGACACGAAGGTGACGCCGCTCGCCTGCTTCATCGGAATGTGGATACCGCTTGCCGCAGCGACGACGTTGAACAGACGCCCGAGGGCTTCCATTCCCATATTGACTTCTCTCCGACCGGGGTTTTAATGCCGGTCTGGTTGGACCTACCGGCGCCGTGTTGCGCCTCGGTCTAGAGCGTGGGGACGGGAGGAGTCGAACCTCCAACCGCCAGCGCGGGATCTAACCGCCGCCAACTGCACTGCCAATTGTGCTACGTCCCCGGTGACCCCCGGGTGCGGAGCGGATGTCGGCCGGTGACACCCGGGGGTCGGCTAGGTTCGAATCGCGTCCTGGGATGGTTGCCCCGACCCTAGCTGCTTGTGGATTACGCGCGCTCGTCCAACAGGACGAACGGGCTCATCTGCGGACCGCCGTTCTTGGGAGTGATCGGGCTCTGGATCCACGGGCGACCGTCGACCCGCTGCGTGATCCGGAACGCCGTCATGTCGTTGCCGAACTTGTAGTGCGGGCTCGACACCGACGACATGACCTGCCGGTCGCCGATCAGGTAGAAGCCGAGGTCGACGAACGCGATGTCGCCCACGTCGCCCAGCTTGCCGACCTTCTCCGACACGATGACCGGCCGACCGAGGATGGTCATCGGCGGACCCTGGGTGCCGTTGTTCAGCCAGATCGCCGAACCACCGGTGCCGACGTTCAGCGCCATGGTCGCCAGCTCCGGGAACGTGTCCGGCGACGTGATCCACACCGCGCGGTTGAGCGAACCCGGCAGCATCCGGGAGTACATCTTGATGATGTTCTCCCACACGATCGTGTCGGCGTCCTGGCCGGTCTCCTTGGCGACGAGGATCCGCGCGCCGTTGGCCGCGTCCAGGAAGCCGAGCGGCTCGCCGACGCCCGACCCGTTGATGTAGGCGTCGTCCTCGTAGAACGCCAACGCCTCCGGGAACATCATGTTGATGAACGCCTCGAACGAGCTGATCGTGTCCGAGAGCAGCTCGTTGGGGACCTCGGTGTACGCGGTCAGCTTCTTGGCGTCGAGGACGACCCGGCCGAACGAGGCGCTGGTGTTGGTGAGGCTCGCGCCCTCCTCGGTCCAGTAGGCGACGATTCCGCCGTAGACCGAGCTGACGTTCGACGTCGAGTCGATCATCGGGATCGGGACCCGCAGGGTCTCCATCGGGATGACCCGGGCGCGCTGCCGGACGATGCTCGACTCCAGCGACACCCGCAGCAGCTCGGACCGCAGCGTCTCCGGGATGAGGAACCCGCCCTCGCTCGGGACCGTCGAGCTGAACGCGTTCTTGATCCGCATCATCTTGGCGACACCGGCGGCGTCGTGACGCGTGTTGTGCCAGATGCCCTGGAAGAACGCGGCGACGTCCGTGAACTCGTTGTTGATCGCCGAACCCATCGCCCGTGGGGCGAACAGGCCCTGCCGACGCGCGTGCGCCATGCCGATCGAACCCGGCATCGGGGTGAATGCGCCGTCCGGGAGCTGGCTCATGTCCAGCGGAACCCGGATGCCGGCACCCTTGATCGGCTCGCCGTTCGAGTCGAGCGGCAGGTTGTCGCGCATCATCTGCCCGAGCACCCGGTCGACCTCGGTCCGGATGGTCGTCGCGATGTCCGTGTTCTTCTGCATCACGGTCTGCGCGTAGTTTGTGATCAGCGACGTGAGCTTCTCGGGCGACCCCACGACCTGCTGCATCTTGGCCGGGTCGCGCAGAAGCGCTTCCAGCTCGTGCGCGTCGCGCGGAATCTCGATGGTGTCGGTCATTTGGACATGCCCTCCAGGATCGCCCGCTGCATCAACATCGGGTCGTAGGCGCTTTCGAAAGTGGGGGCCTCCGGTTCTGCCGGGGGCGGGGGGTTGTAAACAGCGCTGTCGATGCCTTGCTGAAGGGCAACAGCCATTACGTCAGGATTCCACGCCGAGGCAAACGCCTCAGCCGCTTCGTCCACGGGCAGGGGAGGAGCCGGGGGATCGATTCCGTCTCGCAACGCCCCGCGCAACGCGTCCAGGTCGACGACCCAGCCACCGTTGCTTGGGGGTTCCTCCACCTTGTCCTTGCCCGGTTCCGGCACCGGATCTCCGTGCACGTTGCCGACGACACCCGGGGCGGGTGCCGGAACCGGAGCCTTACGCTTGAACACCGGCGCCGGAGCTTCATTCCGACCGCCGTACCGGTAGGCCATCTTCAGGTCCCACCGGTTGTCCGGGTTGCCGCCGTTGTGGGTGGTCTGATCGACCTCGTCGGCAAGCCCGCATTCGACCGTCTCGTCAGCGGTCATCCAGGTCTCGGCTGCAAGCATCGCCGGCCAGTCGAGCTGGGCGTCTCCGCCCCGGTCGACGTAGAGACCAATGATCGTGTCCTCGATCTTGTCGAGAAGGTCGGCCATCCGGCGCATGGCAGGAGCTTCATCCCAGACCAGCGCGCTCGGCTTGTGAATCATCATCTGGGCGTACTTGCCCATCGTGCGCTTCTTGCCGGCCTGCGCGATGAACGATGCTGCGCTGGCGGCCAACCCCGTGACGTGCGTGTTGACGGTGCCGGGATAACTGCTGAGTGCGTTGTGAATGGCGATGCCCTCGAACACGTCGCCACCCGGCGAGTTGATCTTGACGTTCACCACGTCGGCCGTCTGCGAGTGGAGGGCAGCCACGAGGTCGCTTGCGGCGACACCCCAACCACCGATCTCGTCGTCGATGTACAGGTCGACGGTGCTGAGATCGGCTTCGCCCTTTTCGTTGCGTCGGTTTTCGAACCGGAACCACGTACGACCCGACTCGGGGCGTCCCGAGTTAAAGATCGAACTGCGCCTGCGCTTCATCCGTTACTCCCAGATCGCCACGTACTCGCCTCGGCACCTCACGCCACCCTCACAGGCTACGTATCCCCCGTTGGGGTAAGCCGCTTGGGCAGTTTCGAGCGAGTCGAATTGAGCACCGTCGATCGCCTTGCACGGTGCGCACGCGCTACGATCCCGGTGCTCGGTAGCGTACCACGCCGCATCGGGCGCTGTCAAGAGCACCGCGTGACGCCCCGTGTTCTGGGCCGCGTGCAGTGCCCCGCCCAATTCGTCTCGAAGCGCACGGTCTCCCAGCTCGTTCATGAACTCGCGCACGCGACCTGGCAGGTCCGCCAACCCCCACAGCCGCATGGCCTCACGCTGCACCGTGTCTGCGAGTCCGCTCGCAAGCTGCTTGACGGTCGCGTTGGCCCGAGCAGCCAACTCACTCAACCGGATCACGTTGGTCACGATCGCCGGTTGCAGTTCGACTCCTTGCTCCGCAGCTTCGCGCACGATTTGGTTCGATCCGAGTTCCGCCATCGCCACCATTCGCGATTCCAGAACAGCGGCGGCCTCCTCCGTCGACACTACCAGTTCGGCGAGCGCCTCGATGTTATCCGAGTTGGCGGCGTTGCGTACCTGGTCTTCCAGTTCGGCGAACTGCGCCGTTTGGATCGCGTCCCATTCAGCGAGGAGCCGGTCCATCTGGTCGTCGAAGTCCCGAGCGGTTGCGTCGGCGAACTTCTCGATCAGGCGTTGCCGGTCCTCGCTGATCATTTTGGGTGCGCCACGCTCCTACCAGTTAGCACGTTGTGGCGATTCCCGGGAGGCGGTGGCTGGGCGCCGGTGTCGTCTCCTTGACCGGGCGGTGGGGCCGGCAGAGCGGGCGGCTCTGGCTTCTCGTACTTCATGTCCTCGGGCAAACCACAGATCTTGGACGCGTCCTTGGGATCGACACCGGCCTGTACTAGCTTTACCCACGAGTCGGTGGACGCAATGAGCGTGGCGTTTTCGCGCTCGTAGTCGCTCTCCACCGGCGACTCGTAGTCGAATTCCAGGTCCTCGGTTCCCCGGAACAGCGGCAGGAACTGGTGATTTAGCGCATCCTTGATTCGGTCCAACCGGGGCACGATCAGCGCCTCGTTGAACCACGCTGCGGACGCGTCGGCGCTGGCGCGGTTCACGTCGTCCACGTCGCCGAGCGCGAACTTGGGGATGCCGTACGCCTCGCGGATCACGTCCCGGCTGACGCCCCGCAGCTCAACGAACTGCATGTCCCGCTGGGTGAACTTGCGATCGATCCATTCCATGCCTTCGAGGATAGCCACCCTGTGTGCGTTGGCCACACCACGGTGTTGCTCGTCCCAGCGTTCCTGGAGTTCAGTGAACTGGTTGTCGTTCAGCCGGGTGGGTGCCTTGATAATACCGCCCGGCTCCGCGCCGTTGATGAAGAAGTTGCGATTCCATTCCGCTGAGTATCGGTTCGCGTCCAAGTCCATCAGGATCGACTGCACCGGCCCAAGACCCCGGTAAGGGTCGTCCGGGTTGGTCTTCTTGATGAAGATGACTTCGTTAAGCTCCAGCCGGACCTTCTGGCCGTTGGGCGCCGTGTATTCGTAGTGCGAGATGAACAGCAGCGGGTGCGGGATTGGCTCCAGTCGGTCCGGGCGTACCGGCCACATGCCGATGGGAAGGTCACCCGTGCGCGGATCGCGCTGAATCACCCACCAACCCTCGCCAGTGAGGTCCATGTGCTGCTGATACGTCTCCACGAACGCAGACTGGACCATGAACGCGTTGGGCTTGCGCCACACGTCCAGCGCCCAGTGCCGGGTGACTTCGATTCGCTTGCGCTTGTCGCCGGTCGCGGACTTGCGCCACAGCTTCCATTCAACCTTGCTGGTCGAAGTCGACAGCCGATCCACGATCGCGAACAGCGTGCCGACCGAACTGGTAGTCTTAAGCGCGCGAGTCATTCCGCCGGTAGGCGGGGCAAGCACGCTGAATTGGTTGGCAGAAAACGGGACTGGCGAATTAGCGCTTCGAGTCAGCGCTCCTGCCACCCGCCTTAGCATCGAAGTCACTGTCGATCCTCCACTCGAACACCCAACACGCAATCCCGCCCGCGATCACGCCTGCGGGGACCGACCACATACCGACGCCAACAGCCACCAACACCAATCCAGCGAGGTTGAGCCCCCGCTGGATCCAGTCGTTTTCGAGACCGCGCCTAATTAAGCTGCTCATCGTCGCCTCACGCCAACAGCGCCTCGGCTAGCGCCGGTTCGCAGAGTTCGAATGCCAACCTGGACACCCATGTCGAGATCCATCGCGACGTAGCGCATCTGGTCCATGCCGTGGTTGTCCACGTCTTCGGGGGTCTCTTTGTCGAACCCCGCAGCCGTTTTCGCCCATTGATAACCGACAATCTCCTCGGGCGTGGAGGTCGGCTTCTTCCGCATCTCAAGCTCAGGATCCCGCTTGACCAGCGCGTCCCGGAACATGTACAGTCGAGCGCGTCCGTCCGGCTGAACCTTGAGTCGAGACTCGACCTGCTGGATGCCGGCAGCTTTGCCCTTGTTGGCCGGAGTTACGAATAGACCAGTGTGCTTCTCGAACGTAGCTCGGTCTTCGGCGTCGTGGTCGCCCAGGATCTTACTCGGCTTGGGCTCGTGCCAGATGCGCCGGCAGTCGCTGTCCGGACCGGTCCGGCACTTGTGTCCTTTTACGTCGTTCTCGCGTAGCTGGCACGTCGACACCAGGTCCAGGATCGTGGCCGCGTGGTCCTCTACGAGTTGACGACTCATATACACTTCACGATAAAGGAACATGCGACCATCCGGGTCGATGGCCCAGAAGCCACAAACGAACGGGTTGGTGTAACCCCAGTCGATACCCCACACGCGTCGCCACGTGGATGGAATCTCAAATGGCGTGATGTGGTGAGTCTCAGGGTCCCACTTGCTGTAGATCAAGCCTTCAGCCGCAGCCCACAGCCCGTCCAGCAACCGCAGCTTGCGAACACCAGTCAGTGCACCCAGGGTCCGCAGAACGTACGCCTCGCCCGCTTCCGTCAGCTCGCCTGCCTGCGGGTGCGGTTCCTGGAAGTACAACATCGGATTATCGGTGTGTCGGCTGGTGATCGCCGTAACCGCGCCCCGGTCGGCGCGAGCCTTGAGCCAGTGCGTCGGCACGTTCGGGTTACAATCGGCCAGGATCTGCTGAAACGACACCTGCCAGTTTCGCAACCGCGAAATGAGCGCTTCCCAGTCCTCAAGATTGAGGTCCGTCGCCTCCTGGACGTAAATGATGTCGTACTCCGAGGACATCACCTTGGCGGGCTTATCCATTCCGCCGATCGCCACGAACGAACCGTTGTCATGGTATCGATAGCCGGCCTGCTCCTGTGGCGACCCGCCAAAGAACGAGACCCCACCCGACTCTAGCAACTCGGGGATGACGCTCTTGCGCCAGGTCACCAGCGCCGTCGATCCCAAACTGACCAGCGTCTTGCGGACGATCAACCCTCGCATGCCCGGGTTAAGGAGCGCCATGTAGTTCAGCTTTTCCATGCACCCCAGCGATTTGCCCGTTCCTGCCGGACCGACCAACAACACTTCCAGGTCACGGCAGTGGAACATTCGCTTGGCGCCACCGTAAGGCGTGTACTCGTGACGCAGCTCCGGGAGTGCGCCGGCCACCGCTGCTTGGGTCACGTCACCACCCCATTAACGCTCACTGGAGCGCCTTTGGGTCAACCCCCACGATGTGGAATGTGGCGGCGGGTGTTTCCACCTTGACGCCGGCAGTGCTCGGGATCTGGCCCAGTTCGCGGGCAGCCTGCATCAGCGCACCGTGCTTGACCTTGACCGCGTCGAGTCGGGACTTAGCGTCGTCCCATTCCTCTTCGTCCAGCTCCTCGACGTCGAGCTGAAGGACCGCAAGTCGAGTCGCCTTGTCCGCAATCCACAGACTCGTGAACTCGTTGTCGAGGTCACGGATCATCTCATCGATCGCCGACTGGTGGCGCTTCTTGAACTCCATGATGGCAGTCGACTTAACGCCGTACTCGCGTGCGAGCTGGCCGTGGTCTTTTTCGCCGAGCGCCAACTCCCGCTGTAGCTTGTGACGTACCCACCCGCGTTCGAGCGGCATCACGCGGCGGGGACGATCCTCGCCCTCGTCGGGCCAGCCCTGGGTACTCATGTGCGCCATCGTACCATACACGCGGACCCCCCGGCAAGAGCCGGGGGGTCCGAGAGTCGCGGGTCCGGGGGTCGAAACCCGCGCGGCGGGGGGACTCCGCCTTGATTCTGGTGCGTCAGGCCGACGCGGCGGCCTCGGCGTCGACGTTCGACTCCGGGGTCGACTCGGGCTTGGCGGCGGCCTCGGCCTTCTCCGCCTCGCGCTTCACGGCACGGGCCTTCTTGTCGGCGACCGTGGCCAGCGCCGACTTGAGCTTGCCGATGAGCAGCGCGCTGCCCTTGCTGCGCTCGGCGACGATCTCCATCGCCTGGTCCTCGGTCATGTGACCACCGGCGACCGACCGCGTGAGGTAGCCCACGAGCTTCGCGTCGTGCCCGGGGGCGAACTTCGAGGTGGTCTTGGCGTCGCCGCACCCACCGAACTTGCCCGCCGAGTCGCTCTCGCCCTTGGCGTTGTGGGTCGGGACGCCGCAGCCACAGGTGCTCGGCTCGGCCTTGGGCTTCGGCTCCCGCTTCGCCTTGGGCTCCTTGGCGGCCTTGGTCTCGGTGGTGACCCCGGCGTCGCTGGCGGGAACGCCGGCCTGCTCCTTGGCGTCGGTCATGCTGGGCATCGTGCGCCCCCTTCTTTGTGTCGTCGGCCCACCCCGGGCGGGGCGGCTGTGTGTAGTACTAGTCTATCATACCCGGCGCAGGGACACAATACCCTGGCCCACCTGCTCCCACAGCTCGTCCAACGTGGGCAGCTTGGAGTCGACCGGCGTGATGTCGATCCGAACCGTCGTCTTGAGGCCGGGCAGCGCCGGGTCGGTGACGATGATCCACTGGTCGCGGTATGCGTAGCTCAACCGCACCCGCACGGGCGCGCTGTTGACGAACATCTCCCACTCGTCGACTCGGACCTTCTTGGCACCCATCGACTCCATCTTAGCGGTGAACTGCGTCATCAGTCGATGCAGTTCTTCCGGGTCAGGCCGCGTCTCGCCGACCACCGTTGCTCCGTCGTTCATTGCTCTCCAGTCCCCAGGTCGGGTTGAACACCGTGCTTCGAAGATACGCGCCGAACGTCGGCGCCCCGTGAGTGTACGCCTTGGTGGCGTCCTCGTAGTCGAGTTCGTATTCGTGAATGATCTTGATCAGCAGCTCGCCGCTGGGCCTGCGCTTTCCGTTCCGCAGGCGCGAGGCCATGGTTGGAGAGCAGCCGACGACAGCAGCGAACCCCCGATTCGAGGCACCGCCCGAAGACGGCGAATTCGCAGTGCTAGCCATGCCCCATTGTATCATGACAGGTGCCTCCGTGTCAAGTCCCCGGTAACGCGTCCCACGCGCGCCCACGCAGGAGGAGGGTAGGACCGACCGGCCGGGGGTTGACACGGAGGCACCATCCGTGGTATAATGGGGGGCGGAGCCGCCCGGCTCCGAGAGGAGCGTTGTTGTGATAGACCGATACACCACAAAGCAGATGCAGAGTCTGTGGTCACTGAGAGAGCAGTACCGACTGTGGCGCAACGTCAGCGTCGGCGCGATCCTGACCAACCACGGATCCGACTTCACGGACGACCAGCGTACGCGACTGTTCAACATCCCCGAAGTAGACATCGACGAGGTGGCCGTAGAGGAAGAGAGCACTCGACACGACGTGGTTGCGTTCCTGAACGTGATGCGCCGGTCGATGCCGGACGACCTGAAGCCCTACCTTCACCTGGGTATGACTTCGAGCGACCTGGTGGACTCGGCGCAGGCGTTGCGACTGCAGTACGCGAACGAGATCCTCACTGAACGCGGGATCGTGCTGACCAAACGCCTGGCGCGGTTCTCGATCCAGTACTGGAACACGGACCGGCTGGCCCGGACCCACGGCCAGGCCGCCGAAGCGACCACCCTCGGCATCCAGTTCGCGCGTTACACGGTCATGCTGAACAATGCAGTATTCGCTTTGGGGCAGGTGCCGGGACTGACCAACACGCACTTCAGCGGACCGGTTGGCCTGTATCGGCACTGGGTGCCGCAACGCCACCTCGAATTCAACCGGATGATCGGCATCGCCAAGCCGCTGCAACCGATGTTGCCGGGGCAAGCCGTTCCGCGCACGAGCCTCGGGGTGTATGTGGCCGCATTGGGCGCGTTGGCGTCGGTCATCGAGTCGATCGCACTCGAAATTCGACTGGGCGCACAGTTCGGCGTCCAGGAGCTGGCCGAACCGCAGACCGATGGGCAGGTCGGATCGTCTTCGATCTCGCAAAAGCAAAACCCGATCACGTGCGAAAAGATGGCCGGACTCGCCCGAATCGTGCGAGCGCAGGTCGAGCCGGTGCTGGCGGGTGTGGCAACCTGGCAGGAACGCGACATCAGCCACAGTTCCGCCGAGCGCGTGGCGTTGCAGACCGCAACGTCGGTGACTGACCACATGCTGGATTCGATGAACAACCTGGGGTGGGGCCGCCCAGCGATGGTGGACCGCAACCGGATGCGAGTCAACCTGGCCGTCGCCGGGGACCGCACCCGAACCGCCCACTTCCTGTTCGAGGGACAGAAGGCCGGAATCCCGGTCGACGTGTTGCGGCAGGAGATCCGCGCTGCGTTCAACACGCCCAACATCTCCAACATCCGGACGAACCTGGAACGCCGACTCGAAGAGCTGGGCTACCCCATCCGGTTCACCGCGCCCCCGCCACCGCGTGTGGGCCACCTCCTCACTGAAATGGAAAGGTTGGCAACCAGTGACTGGGACCAGTGAGTCGATTCCGATTTCGCACAAAGAGATGATGGCGACCAGGTTCGCCGGCCCGATGGTCGACGTGGGTCGGGCCTACACGATCGACAAGGCGACGCAATTCGCCACCGGTCACCCGACGCAGCACGACTGCGACGAGTGCAACAAGCGTCGAGGGCAGGCGCTGGCCGGCACCGAGCCCTGGGTCGTTCGATTCTTCAAGATGTCGCTCGAAGCGACCATCATCGACTTCAAGCCGCAGGGTGCTGCGCTGCTCCGGGACCAGGCACTGTTCGCGTTCCGGGTCGGCTGCTCCTGCCTGTTGGCGGTGTTCTGGCCGAACGAGAAACTGTGGGCCGACGACCCTACGACCAACCTCGACGGAATCGAGGGCTGGTTGGCGGTCATGGAAGCTAACCACACGCAGCCCGGATGCAAACGCGCGTGACACCCGTTCCGGTCGAGCTGACGGTCAGCTATTCCGAGATCGACACCATGCGGCAGTGTCCATTGAAGCATGCGCTGGCGTACGATGAACGGTGGGTCAAGGATCACAGCGAGTCGAGCGCCTTGGGTCTGGGCACGCTGTGGCACCTGGTGATGGAGGCGCACCGAACAGCCCTCGCGCGGGGCGCCTCCCTCCCGGTCGCTCGGGAAGCTGGAATGCTGGTGATCCAGACGCAGGTTACGGACCCCGAGGTCGCCGACCTGCTGACGTGGATGTACGAGGGCTACCTCGAAAAGTGGGGTGCCGATCGCGACTGGCGCATCCTGGGAACCGAGCTGGCCGGCGACGTGTTATTACCCTCGCCACGCGGGTGGCCGGCGACCGAACTTCAGTTTCGGCTCAAGTTCAAGATCGACCTGCTGTTCGAGTGGCAAGGCCGGATCTGGGTGTTGGACGAGAAGTCGTGCAAAGACCTGCCCAAGGGCAACGTCGATTTCGACTTCGACGACCAGTTCGGTCTGTACTATTGGGCCGCAACCCAACTGGGCTACCCCGTGTTCGGCGCGATGTACAGCGGAGCGAGGAAGACGCGGCTTCAGCGCGAGATGACGCTGGACGAGCGGTTTGCGCGGATACCGATGCACCGCAACTCGGCCGAACTAAGGGCAGTCGCCGAGGACGCGTGGCAGACCGCTTATTTCGCGTACGAGCGGATAGCAACCGTGCGGGAAGCGCGCGTCCAGGGAGCCACCAACGTCGAACACGCGCGCCACACGAATCCGCGCGAGTGCAAGTGGAAGTGCGATTACCGACAAGCCTGCATCATGGGTCGCAAGGGTCGGAACCTGCGAGTTTACCTTGCATCCACTGGATTCAGGCAGGACCGCAGCCGCCATTGACAGCGGGGCACCATCCGTGCTATAATTGTCGTAGGCCGGGTGCGCTGCCCGGCCAGGAAGGAATATCGTGAGTAAACGAGCGAGTGCGGTCGCACTGGCCGTTGGGCTCTTGGTCTTGACCACCGGGTGCGGCGATGAACAGCGACGCGAGCGCGCCCAGCCACTGCTTGCCGATTCCCCCAACCCCACCATCAAGCCCTCGGGTCCCACGTTCGGGCCGGGTAAGGCTCGGGTCGGGACGGATATGTACCCGATGGGGGTATGGGTGAGCATCGCCCCGCGAGCGGACGCCTGCCATTGGCAGGCAATCGACCGCCGGGGTCTGGTGCTGGCGTCGGGTACGGCTGGTGCGACCGAGGAAGTGCGGGTGCGCACGCAGACCGACTGGGAGTGGTTCGAGTCCAGCGGGTGCGGCTGGTGGCGGTACATCGGATGACCGCGCGACGCGCGGTCGAGGGGAGTGAGGGGTAGTGAGCGGGTTGTGGTTGGTGGTGACTCTGGTCATCGCCTCGGCGATCGGGCTGCTGTGGGGTCCGTGGCCGATGGTTCTGTTCTGCGTGGTCGTGATCATCGGACAAACGTTCGCGTAAAGGAGTAAGAGTGGCACTGGACACAGAGGACGAATGGTCCCGGATCTGCCTGTACGGTCGGTACGGCATGGGCAAGACGACGGCCCTTGCGTCGGCGGTGAACCTGGGCGGAACGGTCGAACACATCGACTCGGAGCTTCGGCTCAAGCCGGGTCCGCTGCGGCGGCTGGGCTATGATGTCTCCAAGATCAATCCGCATCGGCCGGTCGAGTCGTTCGCCCAGCTCAGCGGGTTGGTGTGGGACCTGAAAGCCAAGATCCACGACAACCCGTACAGCGTGTCGGCGGTCGGAATGGACACGATCACCGAATCGACGAAGTTGCTGATCAGTAACATCGCGGACACCAACCTGGCGTTGGAGCGTCGGCGCGCGGAGAAGCGGGGCGAGGTCTACATGCCGCCGCTCACGATCGAGGGTGACTGGTGGGGGGAGCTGGCCGAACGGTTCCGGCGACTGTTCCGGGACATGGCCTCGCTCGAAACCCACCTGGTGTTCCTGGCCCACGAGCGGAAGGACACCGACGAATCGGGGTCGTCGTCGATCGGACCGGCAACATCACCGGCCGTGCAGGCCGACCTGCTGGGGTACGTCGACGTGGTGGGTCACCTGGAGATGAACCTGGGGACGCGTGTCGCCCGATTCAGCCCCAACAGCAGGTACCAGGCGAAAGACACCTTCGGGCTGCTGCCGCCGATCATGGCCAACCCCACGGTCGAGCGAATCGTGCGATACATCAACGAGGAGTTGACAATCGACACCGACCCCCAGCAGCAGGCGTACCTGGCGCTGGTCGAGGAAAACCAGACCGTGGCCCGTCGGTCGGCAGTCGAGGGAGAGGGCCGGCGTCGCCGATGAGTGCCGAAGTAGCAGCCATTTGGGCGGACGCGATCGTTGGGTGCGTCATGATGATCTGCGCAACGGCCGTCGCCATCACGGGTATCCGAAGGTACTATTCCAAGCGTTGAGATAGGGATTGTGCCCACGGGGCACCGTGTGGTACAATGGTAGGGCACGGGGGGCGTGTCGTCCTGGGAGGGGAAGACCAGGCGACACGCCCTGGCAAGGCGAGGATGGCCCAGTTGGTAGGGTACGCCGCGCCGGACGAAATTGGAGGGGTCCACTCTCGTCCGGCCGGTTCGATCGCAGGTTCGAATCCTGCCCTCGCCACGAACGCGGACGACGGCGCAAACCGAGAGCGCCCCGCGTCAACAGAAAGAAGGCTGGAATGCCGAAGCTCAACGCGACCAAGGCCAAGGAAGTCGCTGCGGCGACGCGCGACGTGTTCGCGCTTCCCGAGGGTCGCTACATCGTGAAGCTGGGGGACTGCTCGTCGGGTCAGTCCAAGTCGGGTAAGCCGATGTGGACGTGGATCTTCCGGACCGTCGAGGCGCTGGACATCGACGACTACAACACGACGGACCCCGAAGGCGACGAGTACGTCGACCCGGAGAAGCTCAAGAACCACGAGCTGCGCTACTTCAGCGTGATCCAGGACAACACCCTGTGGGACTTGGCGCGGATTTTCGCCGCGTTCGACGCCGACACGGACACCGACACCGAGGAGTTGGTGAACGAGGAGATCGGCATCACGGTGACGCAGGCGATCATCGGGGCCGGCAAGCTCAAGGGCCAGATGGGCAACGAGATCACGGAGTTCCACCTGGCCGCCGACCTGCGCAGCGAGGTCGCGACGCAGTACAGCGACACCAAGAAGGACGACGACGAGCCCGACTTCTAGTCGCCGGCAGCGAGACCACTGCCCCCCTCCCGGACCCCGGGTTCCCTGTTCAGCGCCAGGGAACCCGGGGTCCATCCCTATGTCCGGGCGGCGGATTGACAGGAGGGCACTACGTATGCTATACTGGGGATCCACACAGGAATCGCCCAGGGAGGCAATCTTATGTCCCAGCCCGCCAGCGTGCTTCCGGCTTACGTGCCGGGCACCAAGTACACCGTCGACGTGAAGGCGCTTCGGCGTCAGCACGGGGTGTCGCTGAGCCAGCTCATTCAGCGGACGGGGGCGCCAGTCCAGACCGTGCAGGCATGGAACCGAGGCGCGTGCCCGAGCACGATGTGGCTGCCGGCCCTCGCCGCGTGCTTCGGCGTGGACGTCAAGGAGCTGTTCACCGAACTGACCAGCGAAGGTGACGCGCCGGGTGCCGGGAGCGGCGCCTAAATGACCGACCAGACCAATCCGTTTGCCTCGGCGTATGCGCTGTACGTCGCGGCGGGTTGGGAGGGCACGCTTCCGTTGCCCTACCTGCGCAAGGCTGCACCTAAACCCGACTACACCGGCGCCGAAGGACGATACCCGGATCACGCAACTCGCATTAGGTGGGCAAAGCGCGGACCCGACAATATTGGTATCCGACTGCCAAACAGCGTAATCGGCATCGACGTAGATCAGTACCTGAAGAACGGCAAGCAAAAGAACGGCGCAATCCAGCTCGCCGAATTCGAGGCCAAGTACGGTCGCCTGGCCCCGACCTGGAGATCGACCCGGCGCGAAATCGACAACCCGAGCGGCATTCGGTTCTACCGAGTTCCCGAGGGTACGGTGTTGCCGGACAAGCTGGATGACGACATTGACATCATTCAGTGGTGGCACCGGTACGCGGTGGTTTGGCCATCGTGCGTCCACGAGGACGAGAAGGATCCGACCACCGACCTGCTCGGCTACACCTGGATTGCGCCAGAGACTGAGGTCGAGGCGGGTCGAGTTCCCCTGCTGTCCGAGCTGGCCGCCCTCACGGAACGCCAGATCCAGGGCATCCGGGAACAGGGCCGATCAACCTCAACCAGGGAGACCGAGAAAGCCGAGTCCAAGCGGCCCATCTGGTTACCACCAAACGATCCAGGCCGAACCAACGACTGGCTCACGCTGGTCGCCGGCCACCTCGCCCGGGGGTTCCGCAACAATCATGACCTGTACCGGGACTTGGTGCGGTTGGTGGACAGCCGGTCGGCCGACCCGCAGGAACTGGACCGGGTGGACGCGACAGCCGATTCGGTGTGGAAGGGCGAGCTGAAGCGGCGGGAAATCGCCGGTGAAGGCACGTCGGCCACCGGCTGGTTGGTGTCCCAAAAAACCCGAATCATGGTAATCGAAGACGAGGGCGAGGCTGAGTTCGCCAACTTCGACATGCGGGTGACGGGGAAGGTGCGGGCGGCGGACGGCACGCTCGACGGATACAACGTCGCGTTGAGTGACGACCGGACGAAGCGCAAGATTGAGACGCACCTTCCGATTCGGGTGCTGACCGACCAGCGCAAGCTGCCGGCATGGCTGGCCGGCCACGAGGTGGCCATCCTGTACGGCGTGTCACGAGGGCCGTCCGTGACGACGCGGCTGGCTACGTACCTGGCGGCCCAGCAGGCACCGGACGTACGGATCGTGGCGTTCTGGGGCTGGGACGACGAGGCTGCTGGCTTCGTCACCGACGTTGGGGTTATTCGGGCCGATGGGCTCGAGGTTACCCAGACGATCAAGCCCAATCCCGACCTCGTGACCCGCAAGCTGGTTAGCCACCGGTACGGGTTCGAGACGTCGCCCGAGGACGCGGTGGCGTTGCTGCGTGAGATCCTGACGTTCCAGGACCCGACGGTAACGTCGGTCGTGGGGGCGTGGTGGATGGCCACCAAGCTCAAGGGCCAGATCATGCGGATCGCGTCGCTGTTTCCGGTGTTGGTGGTGGAGGCCGCGTCCGAGTCGGGCAAAACGACGGGGTTCTTCGAGTTGCTGTACGCGATGGACGGGAACACGGACCAGCAGGCAGTTGCGACAGCGGCGGCTTTCCGGTCCCAGCTCACCGCTCACCGCAACGGCTACGTCTGGCTGGACGACCAGCGTGAACTCGACGAGAAGACGAAGGAGGCGATCCGAGGGGCAACCGCTGAAAAGCAAGCCGACAAGATGGACACGTCGGACAACATGACGGTGATCTCGGCGAGGTTGGTCGCACCGATCATGCTGTCGGGTGAGGGGTTCGGCCTGAATGACGAAAAGGCCCTACCCGACCGGGTGATTCAGATCGACCTGCCCTCGCCCAAGGGCCGAATGTCGCTGCACGACCCGACCCGCAGCCAGTGGGACGACATCGTGCAGTTTAAGGCCGACAACCCGGACCTGACCACCGCTGCCGGGACCCTCACCCAACTGGCACTTCAGCAAGCCGAACTGGTCGAGCAGCTTAGCTCTCTTCGGCCTTCCGGCGGAAGGCACGGCGACAAGCTGGCCGTGATTCGCCTCGGAGCGAGGGTGCTGGCTGCGGTGACCGGCGACCCGAGTCACATTGATCGGGTTGACGCGTGGTGCGGGTTGCAGAAGGACACGGGCGCCGAGAACGCCTTGACCAAGCTGCTCATCCCGACCGCCCTGCGGTTCCTTGGTTCAGTCGCGGAGCCGGTGATCTCGGACCCGCCGCCCGGATACGGATTGCCGACTCCGGTGCTGGTCAAGCCGGATAAGGAGGGCGACCTCGGGTTGTGGGTGTCGATTCCGCTGTTGGCGTCGTGGTGGTCACGACACAACAAAACGGCTGAGGTGCGGCTGCACACCGAGGCCGCGTTGGAAGCGCAAGCCAAGGCCATCGACATGAAGAGCCAGAAGGCCGGAAAGCCGGGACTCGACTACATCCGGCCTCGCGTGAACGGCAGTCAATACGCCTTCCGGCGAGTTCCGACGCACATCGCGGAGCGGCTGCTGGAGGACTACGAGCATAACCCGCAGGGAGCACAGCGGGGGGGTAGCACGCGGGGCAGGGG